TATCTTTAATGCTTTCTATTATCTCTTCCTGATTAACTGTGCTGCCTGAAACATATTTGAAAGCACCGTCTTTTTTATTTACAACCCACCAGCCACCCATGTCTTTGCCTGAAGCTTTTGCGTAGCCAACAAGTTGATGTATGTAACCGAATGTATCATCTGATTGTAATCTCTCAAATGATTCAAAACGATTAGTATATGAATAGTCAGAAGCAGACTTAACATCGTCTACACTTCCGTCTAGTATCATATCATACTCACCTTTTATTTTACCTAACTCACCTAAGTCTAACTCTACGTTATCGTTATCACCAAAGGTAACTCCTGCTGACCTAAGTAAGCCTTTAAACACAGCTTCAATAATGTCACCAGTAATCATATTAATTAAAAAGTTAGGTGGATAAGGAGCTTTAGTCTCTGGTTTGTTCTTTTGAAACCACAACTGACACTTAGGTTTACCTATGTTAGACATTCTTAATCTAAACTTATCACGAGGCCCCCCTGAAAACTGTTTAAACATAGCTTCTTTTACATCAGAGGCAACCTTATCAGCCACCTCTTCAGTAATAGTTGTGTTACCTGCAAGAGCATTCTGGAGAAACAAAGATACTTTTAGCTCTGCAGGATGCATCATTCAGACTCCTCTACGTCTACCATAGAGTTTATTAAAGCAGAATCATCTGCATCAAAGGTGTCTGAAGATAGATTAAACTTATCCCATTCACCTAATACATACTGGTTCTGTTTATTTATCCAGTCCATAAAGTCACGCAGAGTATCATTATCTTTTTCTTGTAGATCACAAGGCTCATGTAGTGATGCCTCAAATACAGCATAAGGTTTACCACTAGCCCCAGTACGCTCTACGCCTGTAAGCCTTACTGTATGTTGTATAGGTAACATATTCTTACGAGATAACGAACTGTTTACTTCATTAATAGATTTAATAGATTCACCTGCTCTTATTTCATAGACGAAGGGATACCAAGTACCAGCGTGTTCTTCTAATGAATTTCCTTCATTGTCTACAGGATTGTCTAGTTGCAGCATACCTAAAAGAACTTGTGTTCTTCTTGATGAACGCATTGCTTGTTGTATGCTAGGTGCTAAAGAATGAAAGTCCTCTACGTAACCTGCAGGTCTACCGCAATTAAAGCCACCTTTGCTGTCTTTTAAATCTGACTTAAGATCATTAGCCATAATACTTTTTAAATAGTTTTTCTCTTCAGATAACCATTTAGCCCACCTCTGACGTACTGCAAAGGTACGAACTGTTACAGTATCACTGTATACTATATTGTCTTCACTGATCCTAAACTTAAAAGATGTTCCAGGTACTAACTCAGTCTTAATATTCTTACCGTTAACTTCAACCGTACCCATAATGGCATCATTTAAGACACTAAGGCTTGCTAAAGATGATTGTGTTTTATTTGATGAGCTACCTGTTTGTGGTAAACCCATCATTTCTGCTATTGATGTACCTTCATTAGGTACGAGTGCTATGTCTGACATTTGTATATCCTTTTACTGTCAAAAAATGAACCCAAGTTATACCATTAAACGTCTTTTGTGTCAAGCCAATTAGGTCCTATTTTAGCTTCTAAAAGTAGTGGTACGTTCATGGTCACACCATATGCTTCTTCTATAATATCGTTAAGATCCTTGTTAAGTGTATCTATTATAGATGTAACATAATGTATCTCTTCAGGATGTACATCGACTACCGTTGAGTCATGCACTGTATTAACTAAACAAGACTGTAACTTACTTAGTCTCTCCTCTAATTCTATTAATACAAGAGGTACAATATCTCCTGTGCTAAATCCTTGTACAGGGTAATTCTTTATCATAGTAAAGCCTGATACACCGCCATTATTACGCCTTACTACATTAGGAAAAGCGTACTGTCTTCCACTAGGTGTAGTAATCTTCTCGAAGCGTAACGCCTCTTCAGCTAAACTCTGATGCCAAGCAGCAATACCTTGGTACTTCTGTATAAACTGTATGTAGTACGCTTCTTCAGCCTTACTTCTACCATACCCTGTCGCGCCGAAGAGAGGTGCAAACGTATGCTGCTTTGCCTCTACACGAGTTGTAGGCTGCCCTGAGTCTGTGATAACCTTAGCCGTGTGGGAGTGTACATCAAAGCCTGTATTGATCTCAGCAATAGCTACAGGGTCTTGTGAGAGAAAAGCAGCAACGCGGAACTCTAATTGAGCAAAGTCAGCCTCTAGGATCTGCCCACCATCCCATCTAGAGATAAACACTTTTTTAACTGGGAACGTATTACCTCTAGGCATATTCTGCATATTAGGATTACGACCTGAGAATCTACCAGTAGATGTAATATGTTGTGTCAGGTTTACGTGTAAGAAGTTATCTGGTTTAGTAAAGACATCTATACCTTCAACAAAAGAAGATAGGTAAGATGATACAGCGGATAAACGTTTAAGGTCTGTCAAGAAATCTATGGCTTCCATCATATCTTTATTCTTAGCGGTAGATATTAATGTCTCTAAGTTACCTTTTGATGTACTAAAACCATTAGCACTAACCCAAGACTTTCCTGGAGCAGTAAAACCTAACCCAGCTAAATGATTCAACTGTTTAAGTTGATAGCCCCTAGCTGTACAATCCTTACATTTATTAGGTTTGGCATACTTTGTTCCATCTTTCCTTACTTTATAGGTTTTGCCTTCACCCTTACATACAGGACACGTAAACGCTTTTGTCCTTCTTATTATTTTACTGTTAGCCTCTACTGCTTCTTTGTATTCAGCAGGAGTATGAGTAAACTCAAACAAGTCTGCCCATTCTTTCTTGTTGTTTACCTTACGGCTAAATATAACTTGAGACATTTGCTCTGGAGAGTTTAAATTTATAGGTGTGTCACCCATCAACTCTTTAACTTTATGGTGTAGCCGTTCTTCTATGTTAGCCTTTTCTTCTTCAAACTCCTTACGTACTTGTACAAGAGCTTCTCTATCTACTTTAAACCCTGACATATACATACGAGTAAGTGTCTGACAAACCTTAAACGTAAGATCTCTTACAGTAGTCATACCTTTTGATTCATCTAAGTCATAGCTCTTTAGTTGGTGTTCAAATAACGCACAGGTAGTATCTAAGTCACAACCTAGATAAAAGGTTAGCTCCTTAAGAGGTATCTCATCTGTGTTGTAACCCTTCTTAAAGTAAGCCTTGAGTGTATCATCTTTCTGAAATGGTAGATGTTCTCTTATAGCGCATTGCTCTAATGAAAGTGGCATCTTCTGACCTCGTATAAGAATGTATGCCGCTAACATCGTATCCCATATAGCTCCGTCATACTTGAAACCACTAGCCCAGAGCCACATCAAGTCGTACTGAGCGTTGTGCATGATGAGTAGTGTAGTCTCGTCTAATGCTTGCTGTACTAACTTATAGTTTGCTCCTGTTTGATCTTTGTGTTCATTATGATCGAAGGTAAGCATAAAGCGTTCTGTAGGTCTGTCTACGTTCTTAAACCCTACTTGTACTAAGGAATTGGTAGGCTCAAAAGGATCTAGGTGTTTCTTACCACCACGTTTAGTTACTGTATTTTCTACGTCAAGTATAAGTCTCATATGCTACACCGTGTACTGACTGCGTTCACCATCTAAGTTACAATGAATAGTACCGTGCCATCCACCTGTTAACTTATTCTTAGCTACCACTAAATGTCTTTGAGTGTCTTCTTCTTGTTCTGTTGCACCCTCATTAACAACTAAAGCATTCTTAGATATGAGAAGCATAAGGTCTGCCTCTGCTGCTTTACCTGTTTTACTACCTTCTAACATAGATTGATCTACACGAACTACACCCTCTGCTGCTGCACTTAACTGAGACATCCATATGACTGCACAATTGTATTGTTTAGCTATATTCCTTGCGTGTATAGCTGCATCCTTAAGATATATGTCAGATTTGTCAGAGGTTTTAAGTGCAAACTTATCTCCCATGTCTAAAATTACAATATCTGGCTGGTTGTGTTTTATAACAGCTTCTACCCAAGCTAAGTCTTTGTTCATGCTATCTTTAACTTTAACGTTGTTGTGTACAGGGCTGTAACGTGATGCCGCTAATGCTTTGTTTTCTTTAACTTCCTTTAACGACATACTGGATGCTGCACATAAGTATCTACCAGCTACCCTATCGTATCGCTCTTCATTACATAAGATTATACACTTAGCTCCTTGATGAGCAAAGCCATCAGGTGCAGCAACAAGACTAGCGTGAAAAGATGTCTTACCTGTATTAGGTCTAGCTCCTACAATTATAAAATGTCCACCTGATATACCTTCAACTTTTCGTTTTAAGCTAGGTATGTTGAACGTCCATTGTGATTGTATCTCTGCCGCATCAAGTAGTGTATCTATAGATATGTCTTCCCATTCAATCTTTAAGTTAGGTGTGAAGTCATCTTGGTAAGAATCTAATATTTTACGCATAGGCTCTAAAGTATTAGCTGTACCATTAACGTAGTCAAAACCTAAGTTAGCTACCTCTTCACCTACTACTTGCTGAAACAACTTAGATAACACTTCTTCACTTATATTGTGATTCATAGGTTGTTCATTTCTTAAACGCTTAAATAAAGTTTTATAGATTTCTTTATTAGAGGTAGTCAAAGATTGATTAGTAGAGAAGAATATAGCTTCAAGATCTGCTGGTGTTAGGTTGCTATCGTAAGTCAGCATAGCGTAGTCTAAGGCTTGTTTAACTTTTCGTACATCTTTAGTGAATATTTTATCTGGACAACGTATACCTTTGTGCCTCTCGTAAAACTCTTTGTTCATCAGCGTTCTGATAAGAGCTAATTCCATCATTGAACGGCTTCCAATTCTTTTAATCTTTTATTTGCTGACCTAATAGAATCTTTTACCATCAAAGCTATATTACTACAGGCATTCCATCCATCTTTAGGTTCATTCTTTAGCAACGCTTCTAGCGTTTCTATCTCACCTTTTACATTTTCTATCTCACCACACATACTCATTGTGATATCCTTTTATTTATATAATTATCCACAAAATGTTTTATATCACTTTTATGTCTATACCATTTGTTTTTGTGTATAGCTCTCCATTTATTGTTACTTAGACTAACAACAAATTTACCATCAATTAAAACAAGACCAGCGTTTTGATAATCTTCTACTGTGTCAGTGAGTTCTATTAATTCTATTAATTTTCTAAGTCTTTTCGCTTCTCTTCCATAAGGATTACTATATTGTAACTTGTGATCGTTTCTCTTTGCACAATCCCAATAAAGCCTTATTGCTTCTTTTAATGCTTCTTTAGTTTCCTCTAAATCATAAGTTCTATTATAAGTTATCATATTAATATTTTCTCCAATCTATCTATATCTTCTTCTACTTTGTATTTTATATCATCTGCAAGCCTAAAGGCAATTGTGTCTAACCCCGTCCATGCAACTATATCTCGTTTGTATTTCAAAGTCTTGTGTGCAGCATCAGGGTCTAACGCTACAATTACTTTAGAATAGTTCTGAATGTGTTGCATCTGTGCCGCACCAAATGATGTACCTAATATTGCTAAACCTGTTGTTCTAGGAAATAGTTTTGCAATAGTTATAGCACTAATAACGTCTTCAACAACTACTACAACTCCGTTGGAGTTACCTAATATCCTAACAAAAACAGAGGCTTTACCTGAGTAATTAAACCATTTTGAAGTCGCGCCACCATCAAGTGACCTACCCACTGCATCAATCAATTTTTTATTGTCTCTAATCATAAATACAGCGCGTCTATCCTTAACGTCATACATCATGTCTTCAGTATAAAGATCCCATTTCCTTACATATTTTTGCATCAGGTCGTGTTCAAGTGTTGGTTTAACTAAGTACTCTGGCACTACCATACGTTCTAAATCTAAAGGTTTTTCTTTGACGTAGCCTTGCATCTTAAGTTTTATCTCGTCAGCGGTAAGACCTACACCGTACTTACCTCTACTATTTCCTGTACAACTAATATCGTACTTAAAACAATTATAGACTAACACACCATCTTTTTTACTAACGGTAAAGGTATTATAGGATTTACATATAGGGCAATCCATTCGTAAGCGTTGCCCCTCAGTTATCGTTAAGGTATCTAAGTAAGACTTTATGTTCATTTTTTAATATATACCTATGTCTTTATTTGTAGGGCCACAACCTGAACCAAACCTCTCTATTGCATACGCATCTCTAGCTTTAGCGGCTTCAACCATTGTGGCGTAGTAACCTGTAGTTATGGTTTTACCATCTATATGATGCATTACTTGATACGGTTTTGTTCTATGATGACTATTCCTTCTTTTAAAAACACCAATGCAGTTTCCTTCTGCTCTTTTTCTCAATTTAGCCTTTTGTATACTAGAGTGCCTGACATTTTTAGAGGAATTAGACTCTCTTAGGTTATCTATCTTATTATTAGTTCTATTGTGATCTATGTGATCTATTAAATTAGATGGTACTTTTCCGTAGTACAAATACCAAGCCACTCTGTGCGCTCTAATTCTCCATTGATATTTATGAAGAACCATAGATATTTGTAAATATCCACCACCTTCATAACTCCCAACGGGTTTATCCATTTTTCTTTTTTGTCCTATCTTATTCTTTTTCTTATAGTAAATAAAACCTGTATCAGGTTCGTACCTAAAGTTTTCATTTATGTATAACTTTTCTTCATCTGTCCATATTTTAGTGTGTTTCATTTCTTATTAGCCTTTCTTTTGTTTATTGCTGTTGATGCCCCACTAAACGTATTAACTAAGTAAGGTCTTACGCTTTCGGGGCTGTTGTGTCCTGAGACTTGCATAATACCTGTAATGTCTACACCTGCCTCTACCATCTCAGTAATGCCTGTGCGTCTTAAATCCATGCCCCATAATTCTTTCGGCAGCCCTGCCTCTTCTTTAACTTCATTCACTAATGTAGATATTTCTTGGTTAGTGTAAGGGCTGTAACTCCCATTTCTAGGTGTTACTCTAGGTGCTACGTAATCCTGGAAACCAAAGTCTTCTTTTTGTTGTATAAGCATCTTAATCAGGCCACCATCAATAGGGATGTGTACATCTGCTCTGCGCTTGCTTTGCTCTAAGTCTAACCTCTTTGCATCGAAGTCTATGTTAGACCACTGTAGTAGTCGCATATCCCCCATCCGTTGCGCCCAATCGTAAGCCATATGAGCTATCAAACCAATTGAACGCCATCTAAAGTCACTGTAACTTGTATCTAAGAATAACTTTACTTGTTCTTCAGTCCACTTAACTTTTCTGTTGGTGTTCTTTGTTCTTTGTATAAGGGATACAGGATTGCTTATCATTGCTTCGTGCCTGATAGCTGTATTAAACAATATACTTAAACAAGTAGCGTGATAATTAGCGCGTCTAACACCTCTCGTATTTAACCATGTATCATACAAATGAGTAACGTGTTTAAAACGTACATCTTTAAGCTTAACACCACCAAACAATTTGTTATTCTGGATAGGTGTATTGCAGTTATGTATTAAGACTGCTTCGTAATCCTTTTGGGTGTTGCCTGTAAGTGTTAAGAACTTAGGCGTTCTAAAGTAAAACTCGCAAGCCTGACGCACTGTACTACTATCACTTATAGTTAATACTTTCTTTCTCATTTGTTTTTA